CACACTTTGGACATAAAGAATCCTGCTGGCTCATGTGTTTTTACCTCTTAATTTAAGTTCTATATGCCTTGCATAGTCATGCAAAGTCTCGTTAGGTTTCCAATCCACTGCGCTGATCTCCTCATCCGTCAGACTGACCCATTGCTTTGGTGGTGCGGTGTAGAGGGGCACTGTGTGGTGCAGGTCAGGACCTGTCCGCACTTTCATGTCAAAGTTTTGCAGGTCGAATGAATTGGCCCACGCCACCGGCTCATGTTCATCTTTTACGATTTCATCAACACGTTCTTGTGATGTGTCGTCGGCATCGACAAGTGCTTGGCGTAAAACGGCAATGGCTTCGATGTAGTAATTTTTATCGCCTGTTTCCATCAGCATCTCTGCGCTTGCATCCTCCAGCACCTCTATCGCTTCTTCAATAGCTTCTCTGCTCATGTGTTTTTCTCCTTAGCCGTTCTGACATTCCACTCGCAAGCAAGCTCTCCAGACCGAGAATTGCCGACAGGGATCAGGTACGGTTTAATGATCTCCATGAAGGCTTTTCTTTCATGTGCTGCGACAAGGGCGGCGAAGCGGGCAAAGCCCTCAAGCCCCATTATTTCTGCCACGCCGTCAGCAAACCCAGCCTCCCGCGCCATGCGGATGATGTCGTCTCTATCCACCATTCTTCTCCTTCAGCTTCGCCTCAATCGCCCTTGCGAAAGAAAAAGTTTCACTGTTTGCTGATGTCAATTCATCCGCTTCTATGTCGCAAATTTCTATCTCCGTCAGCCCAACCCATTCACGCCGCTGCGCCTCGTCCCAGGCTTTTTCAAGCCAGTTCATCCATTCAGTTTTTGTCATCGGTTTAGCCATGGTTTTTCTCCCGTAACTTGGCTTCAATCGCACGGGCAAAAAGTGTTTTATCAAGCTCATCCAGAAACCAACACCCTGACTCAGCCTGATAAACCTCCTCATCAGTCAGCCCAACCCATTCTTTCGGCGAGCGGTACAAGGCCATACCAACGGGTAAAACAAGTGCAGGATCAGTTGGCTGTATGACGCAATGTCCGTTATGAAATCCTGTTACATACGCTACAGGTTCTTGATGCTCAATCATGGCTTCCAATTCTTTGATCGCCTGCCTACGCTCTTCAAGTTCCTCGTGATACACAAGACGTGTGCCGCGCTTTAAGACCTTTAGTGCTAGTTCTAAGCTTGGTCGTTGTCCAGTAGTTTCCATTCCTCACCTCCCCTCACAATCTCCTTGGCGTGTGCATACCCTGCATCCCATCCTGACCTGAATGCTTGGCCATGAGATGAACGGGTGAACGTGAATCGATCAAATGAATAGCCTTCCCCTACAGAAGACTTAGCCCACTTAACCCAATTATCAAAAGCTGGATGGTTTTCGGCAGGGCATTTCTTTCCGATGCGGCATTCACCGTGGCATGGTGGGCAGCTCATTCTTCCAATCTCCTATGATTTGATCAGGGTCGTTGGTACTTACCATATGGTTGATTGCGTTGTAAGCCATCTTCATTTCAGCAGCAGCCAGAAGGCACTTCTCCATGGCTTCCATGTTCTTGTGGTTCTGACAATCCTCGTAGATTTCTCGTATAAGTTTCGTAGTGGTTAGCAAATGGATGGAGTAATCAATCATGGGCAAACCTTCAAATAGTCTTTGATATCACGGACGATCATATGGCCAAGCGTCTCGCCACCAGGAAATGTAATTTGACCATGGCGGGACTTGTAAACAATCTCAACAGCCTTCTCCATGCCAAGCCTGAACCCTTCATCAAACTCCATGGGTCGATCATTCATGGTGTCGATTGCACGCCTGACGTAGTCCGATGCACTCCTTGTGGCGGACATGGCACGAAGCTTAGCAATCTGATCCTCACGCAAGTAAACCTGATACGGAATTAGTTTTCGTCGGTAGCTTTCCATGTCTCGTATTCCTTGCGTAGTTCAATGAGGGTGTGCTGTGCTTCTTGGTTAGTCGCTAGCTCACTGCGTGAATCAATATTGCAAGCTTCACAAATGGACCGGGCTGCATCTTCTTCTGATACACCAAAGCACCAACCCATGTGGACGCACCAGCGTTGAAACTCTGGATCTTTAGCCAGTATTCCGGCAGTCTGGATAAATGAATTGACCTTGGGTCTGACATAAGGTTGTTCATCGTCACCAATACGAACCATGGCCACGGCATACCGAGCACCAACAAAATCCCTGACCAAGTCCTGGCTCAGATCATCTGGGTGAATAGCAAGCGTAAGAAGAAACCCGTCCTTGTTTTGACGCAAGGACACCTTAACGCATTCAAAGTTAATGGGATCCACCGAATAATCTCCTAAAGAAACTGCCTATGGATTCAAGCCATGTCTGCTTGGGTGGTGGAGAAAACATAATTGCACCGGGCTTCACATCAACAGGCGCACCCTCAATTGTTGCAATACCTGCTGGCCTTGGTCGCAACGTCCTGGCAATTACCCACATGGGGCGGCGGAACTGAGCAGCAATGTCTGCATCTTTAACACCTTTAAGTCCCATGGCCATGATGGCGTTTCCCTCTGACATGCTTGGGAAACCTCTAGCCCATCCGCCGTTGATCGGTGAGAACCTATCGGCGCAATACTTGTAGGCTGTCTTCTCAGATATCTTGAGATTCTCTGCCATCTCGGAAGGGTGTAACCCCTCCCAATACAGTTGAACCAATCGAGCCTTATCTTCAGAAGACAGAAAGTAAGAAGACCGTTTTGTGCGGCGGCGACGTTTCTTTTGCATGGCTACCTCAAAAAGGGATCGCGTCATCGTCAATAGGCTTGGGCGCCGGACGCTGTTCTTCATTACGCTCCCATGCCTGCTTAAGCTTGGCGCTGAAGTATTCACCGTACTGACCTTGCTTAGACCAAAGGGCAATGTTGATCTTTACTTCTTCACCACTCTTTGCCTTGCGTGAGATATACGCACAGAGTTCTGCTGATAACTCGATGTCGCCACGAAAGTCTGGTGCGTTCTCTGTCTTTACCCTTGGCGTAAACAAGGCGCCTGAGTCATAGTATTTTTTATTCACTTTGCTGCTCCTTCTATTTCGTCCTTACGGTTCTTAAATGCGGCTAACAATTCAATGTATTTGTCAGGCGCGTGCTGCTCGATACGCTTTGCGTTCTCGGCGTTGTCCTTCCAGTACTGGTTCAAGCTTTTTACAGTAGTAGCTGAAGATAGGAACGTAACGTAATGATCCATAAGGAAATTTACGTTATCGTCATCTATAGGTTTGACCTGTGGCTTTGGTTCTTCTTGCTTGGGTTTCTCTGGTGGTGCAGAGTTAATTACGCCACGTGGCGTAATTACCTTGGTGGCTGCATTACCGTCATCGTCCTCTGGTGCAATGCCGCAAGCCGCCATAAGGCTGTACCGACGTGCATACGTTAATGCAGATCCGTAACCTTGTGGGTCATGTTTAGCAGCAGGCACATGAAGCTTGCCGGCCGATAACATTTCTCCAGAGTCATGGACAAAGACGGTCTCCACTGTCACTCCATCTTGACACTCATGGGTCATTTGAATTAATGCGATACCGCTGTCATTCAGTGAGTCAATGACCGCCTCCACGCAGGCCGCAAGATCGGCGTAGCGAGAACGAAAATGGCTATTTGTATTGGTCTTTAGTGCCGGGCTAAAACCCTTCTGCGCCTTAACTAAGGCTGCTGCTATCTTCTGCATTTGTATCTCCTAGTTGCTTACCAAAATCACAGTACTGCCGTACATCACAAAAACTTACACAGCGCGTATTCACTCCAGGCCGGTGAATGATTTCTAGTCCCGGCTTCAGTGCTGCATCTGCATCTTCTTTTAGATAAAAGATCTTCGTTGCACGCTTGGCGCCTACCTTTTGCAAGGCCCATGTCTCAGGCTTTGCCCATCGTTCATCAGGCGTACACAGCGGTGGATCTTCCATGACCGTGGCGGCGTGTAGTGCTATACGCTGCTTGATGAATTTGTCTTGCTCTTCAAACGTCCACAGGGGTACATCAATCTGAACGATAGGTGCCTCTGGGTAATCTTGCTGCCTGCCTACGTTGCGTCGAGCCCAGTCACGCACGATGGCGTTGATCTTCAGTCCTGATACGTCATGGCCATGAGCGCGGACAAGGTAGGCATAAAGGTTAAGCTGGTATTCCCATTCAATCTTTCCTGACATCACGGCAAAGCTTGATGTGACCTTCCAGTCCTCGATGACCCGGCCATGTGGCGTGACTACTTGGCGGTCGATGGCGCCAGAGATCTTCCAGCCATTGATCTCTTTGAAGTACCGCTGCTCTTTGATCACATCATCTTCAGAGTATTTCTCAAGGATGAAATGCACAGCCGTGCCAAAGAGGGAGAAAACCGTGTCGCTGATGTCTTGCTCCATCTCGTCGAAGTGCTTGTGCTTCAGAGCAACGACCCTGGGGCTGTCGATCAACTCAGTGACTGATAGCTTGGCATCACCCTTGCTGTAGTTCTTGCCACGTGCAAAGCGCATGAGCACATCAGGCAGGTTGTATTTGTTAGTGATGATCATGGCTTGGCCTTTTCAAACTCCGTAATGACCGACATAAGAACTTGGAGGATCTCTGGCTCAGGCGTCTGAAGGTAACGTTTAATCCAGAAGACCATGTCCTCAGCAACCTGGATAGCTTCGTATAAAGCTTGCTCATCAGTCATCGATCCCTCCGCTTCATCATCTCGTCCGCCACAAGGTAGGCGATATCAGCAAAGGCAACCTCTGGTTTCTGGCTAGGCATCTGACCCCAGTTGCCTGCGAAGATGCCGGTGATAACCTGGCCTGCGAAGTAATCGCGCATGGTCATGCCAGCGGTATTAGGTTCATGAAGATGCCCAATGTCATGGGGGAATGCATACTTTCTCATTTCCGTCTCCCGATATTGAAATAGGCCTGGAGTGCTTTCACGATCTGTATGAAATCGCCCAGGTTATGGGCGTTCTTCAGATGATCGGCATCGATGTCATCCCATAGTTCTTCAACTTCATCTAAGGTCATGGGCTTTAGGTCATCACGTAATAACTCAAGCTTGGCCACAACCGCTTTTAGGGCGGCGATCTGCTGGTCAATGATTTCGTGGGTCAGCATGTCAGTAACCAGTGGGCATACCGGCCCGCACCCACATACCGAATTGATAGAAGATGGTCACGAGCGCAACGATTAGGAGTGCGTTCAACGCTCTTCCCCATCGTCCGTACCATGTCCAGCCAGACACTGGGCGATTGAGGTAAATGTCTTGGACCCAGAGCTGGTCTTGGGTGATGGTCGTTTGCCATGCCGGAGGTGGCTTAAGATAATTCGCTCCGATTCTTGGCCGCTCGGGACGCAGGGTGACGTTACCTGCTTTATGGGTAGCAGGGGCTTTTCGTCTTCGGGTGACATAGAGCATGTTTTGTCCTTATTCCAGAGTGAATAATTCAATCGATAAATGCGGCGCTGTTCTTCGCTGATACGCAGAGGTTCTTTGCTGCTAACCGCCATCCTGACGCGACCGTCATGCATAAAGGTCGAAAGCTTGTTACGCAGCCAGCCCGGATCTAAGTCCAGCCAGTTACAGTAGCTCTCAAGGTCTTTGCCAAACAGGAAATGAAACGCACTGCGAGCATGTTCATCAAGACGGTAATCTTCGACATCACGCTTGCGCTTGGACGGCGAGCCTATGTAAATAGGCATACGACACGTATCAAGAATGGCACAGTTAACAACAGCTAATAAGACTCTTTGTTCGGGGATCATTGTGTTCTCCAGTAGAACAATGGTACATTATGTTCACATCGTATTGCAATACATCAGAGGGGTATCCGACAAATGGCAATCAATAGCCGACAGAAGGGAAGACGTGGCGAGTTAGAGGTGGCTAAGTTAATTTCGACCGCCTTGGAAATGGAAGTGAAATTGAATTATGACCAAGCTGCGGCCGGTGGTTATGATATGAAAGTATGGGGTTGGGCGGTGGAAGTGAAGCGAGCCGAGAACCCTGACTGGCGGGCGTGGCAGCGACAGGCCCTGACATCAGCATGGAAGGATGGTCTGATGCCTATCCTTTTTCACCGTAGGAATCACGCAAGGTATTGGGATGTGTATTTACCGATCAGTGTGTTCCTGGTGGTGTGGGGCGGGCAAGGTCCATTTGATGAGAATGATTGGATGCAGGTATCGTTTGATGTAGCGATAGCAACAATGAGGATGACCCATGGATCCACGTATACGCAAGATGATCGTCAACGACATGATCGAATCCATACCTCAGCACCTCAAGCTTGAGGTAGCTACAGAGGTGGCCGAGCGCCGAGCCATGGAGTTGCAGATCCGATCAATCAAGTTATTGGCTGACACCAAAGCCTTTGCCGCATGGCTCAGGCAGACTGGTTTGGACAAAAAAAATCCCGGTGAGGGGCCGGGATAAATCTTACGGGGTGGTAAGACAAGGAGACACACACGAACTTCAGGGATTAATGTAGCACAGTTGACAGCCCCTGCAAATAGTGTATGATTCAAACCGTTGTCGTCGCAGACAATGTAATTGAAGGCCGTTTACTCATGCTTCCTACTCTTGTCGAAAGGCAGGGGTTCTGCGACAGGAAGCAGCAGTAAGCGGCCTTTTTGCATTGACGCACGGACCACAGACCGAAGTTCGCTGTGGACCAAGTGGGACTCCGAACCCAGCCGAAACCGATAACTTTGCGCAGCATAGACCGCTCAAGTTGCCGCCGTAACTGCGCGAGAGGGCCACGGGGAACTGTCAAAAGCCCAACTGATATGAGTGACCTCGAAAGAGGGATGGTAGACCAGGACAGGGGTGCGCGACACCGTAACTGCCATAGTTGGGATAACACGTAAAGCCCAATGCATTGATTCCGAAGGCTCGTCCGAACGCATCTTTGCTCACACTAAACCCATTCATCTGGGTTTAGGTGAGTATTTGCAGAATCAAACCGAGGCTGAACCGACTGCATAACATAAGAAATAAGAACAGATGTTATAAATATACACACGGAACACGGAACACGGATCTTTTTTTAAACTGTTCTAAAGGTTGAAACATGGGGAAAAGGGCTAACGTATTTGTTGGAGCGTTGTGGACACGTTATCTGAAGAGCCGTATTGGATACGCCACGAAAACCGGTAAAAGCCCTTATGACCTGATCGTTCTTGCCGCCGCCAAGGATGGCATGGTCAAGCCGCCATCGATGCCGCCTAAGCAATGGGTAAGGCTCAACCAAGACAAGCTTCGTGCGCTTGCCAATGCAGTGAAACGCGAACAGCTAGCTGCAACGCCCAATGAGCTTTCTGCCCTATGGCAGTCACGCAAAATAAACCCTGCTACCAACGCATTCCTCGAAACTTATGAATGGCGCCGGGTTCGCATGGAAGCGCTGAAGAAATACGGGTCTCGATGCCAGTGCTGTGGTGCCACGCCCGCTGACGGGGTCAAGATGAACGTGGACCACATCAAACCTCGCAAGCTATTCCCTCATTTAGCTTTGAACCTTGACAATCTTCAAGTGCTTTGCGAGCCATGCAACCATGGCAAAGGGAATTGGGACATGACCGATTGGCGTGAAGCGGAACCTACGCCCATGCTTCACCTGAAGGACGCCACGCTCAAGATCTTCTGACCGTTCATCAGCCGACAAACGGTCATTGATTTTTACGCCACGGTGAAATGACAATAAGACTTTTACGGAGATCACCATGGATGAACTGATTGAAACGCTCATGGCACAGAACAAATGGCCATTCAAATTCCACTACACAGAAGACGGTAAGGAACTGACTGCACCGCCTGTTGAAGAGCCACCAATTGAAGAGGCGTTGTTCTGATGTTCTGCCCGTACTGCACAAAAGGAGATGGTGAGGGTAGCAAGACCAAGGTTCTTGAAACCAGGATGTACTGGGACGAGACTGGCAAATACTTTTACATCGAGCGTAGGCGTGAATGCTTGCGATGTGATGAGCGATTCACCACGAAAGAACGATCACCAAGAGTGAGGGATAAATGACACCAGACGAAATAATCAAGATGGCGAAAGAGGCTGGACTTGATCCTGACCTTTGGAATTACACCGATGCGTTTGAACGCTTTGCTGCACTTGTCGCAGCACATGAAAGAGAGGCGTGTGCGAAGGTGTGCGATGGTTGGACACACGCCGATGGGGATAGATGCGCCGAAGCCAACAGGATGTATGACCTGTTACGCCAACGTGCAGCCCTGCCACGTGAGGATCTGGAGTACGTGGTGGATGCTGTTGCCAGGCTCAAGGATGAACGACTGAAGGCTTGCGTGGCGGACCTCATTGGATGGGGTGATGAGGAGCGTGCTGAGATCGAAACGTTTGTAGCTATTGCTATTGAACTCATGAAGCGCACCAGCGTATCGACGTTACGGTCATGCGCTCGTACCGTTGAACTCCGTCATCTGGCCAAGGAAATCGACCGTTCATCGACCTGACGAACGGCTATTGTCACAACGATAAAACCAGCAGCACAATTAAGTTTTACAGGAGAAAACACATGCAACTAGAATCAGTTTACAAACTTGGCAGGGACCTTCGCACCGCTGCCCGCACCATGTCCGATGATGAAGCAAGGTTCCTTGTTGATTACTACTACATTGCCCAAGAAGATCGTAAGCGCAGCACCAATCAAGTCCGTGCATTGGATCAATCACAAGAGCCGAATGGCGTGATCAACTGGCTTGCTGATCAAACAGGTAGCCTTGAGAGCGAGATCAAGAAGGCACTAGATTCCTATACCGAGAACCACCCCATGGGCGCGTGGATGCGTCAGATCTACGGCATTGGCCCTGTTATTTCTGCCGGTCTGTTAGCGCACATCGACATTACCAAAGCGCCTACGGTTGGTCACATCTGGCGTTATGCTGGCTTAGATCCCACAAGCAAATGGGAGAAAGGACAGAAGCGCCCATGGAATGCAGGACTGAAATCACTGTGCTGGAAGGCTGGCCAGTCATTCATGAAGTTCAGCAACAGGGAAGAGTGCTACTACGGCCACGTGTACAAAGAACGTAAGGCCTATGAAATTGCACGCAATGATCGTGGCGATAACAAAGATCTAGCCGAGCAGTTGAAAGAGAAGGTTGGCAAGACTACGGATGCTTACAAACATCTGTCCAGTGGCGTGCTGCCACCCGGTCAGATCGATGCACGGTCACGGCGTTATGCTGTTAAATTATTCCTTTCACACCTGCATGGCGCATGGTATGAAACGCATTTTGGAACGAAGCCACCATTACCCTATCCGATAGCACACCTGGGTCATGCACACTTCACTCCTTCACCTGTTTAACCGTAGCAAATGAGAGAACCACACCGCTGAAGTGAGTCAATCGATAAGAGAGAACCAGCAAGCCCAAACGAGTCATCAATTCAGAGAGATCCAAAAACTTGGAACGAGTCAAAGTGGCGAAGAGAACCAATGCGTCAGAACGAACCATTTGCATGCAGAGAACCAGGTTTGGTAAGTGAGTCAAAGAGGACGAGAGATCCAGTCATTCAGAGCGAGTCAAAAAAAACGAGAGAACCATGTCATTTGAACGAGTCATAGACAACGAGAGAACCTGTAGGTAAGAACGAGTCACCCATGAAGAGAGAACCACTAACGAAGAACGAGTCACTACAGAAGAGAGAGCCATGAAGTCAGAACGAGTCATACCACGAGAGAGAACCAGGAAGCCCGAACGAGCCAAGGTCAGTAAGAGCACCAGGGGTTAAGAGCGAGTCATGATGCTGAAGAGCACCAAAAACGATTGAACGAACCATACCTAAGGAGAGAGCCATTTATGGGAAGTGAGTCAATTACCTGGAGAGAACCACCCGCATGGAACGAACCACCCTTTGCGAGAGAACCACATAGGGAAAGTGAATCAAGAAGGAGCGGCTGAAACAAGAAGGGCCGCAAAGAGAACCAGACGGAGTAAATGAGTCAACTTCTGCGAGAGAACCAAGAAGAGAGAACGAACCACAAACCTGAGAGCACCAGGGGTGAACAGTGAGTCATTGAACACGAGAGCGCCATAAGACAAGAACGAGTCACCAAAATCGAGAGAACCATAACTCTGGAACGAGTCAATTTTTTTGAGAGATCCATAAATAAGGAACGAGTCAGTCTAAAAGAGAGAACCACTCGCAAGGAACGAACCAAGCAAGACGAGGGAACCAAGCTGTTAGAGTGAGTCAGAGGAATTAAGAGCACCAATAAACATGAACGAGTCACAGCTTCAGAGAGATCCGCACCACAAGAACGAACCACGCTTGAAGAGAGCACCATATAAATAGAGTGAAACCCCCCAACTGAGATCATTATGGAAAGACACCCACTATCAGCAGCATTCCCAGACATGGACGAGGAAGACTTTCAAGAGCTTCTGTCCAGCATCAAGGCCCATGGTCAACGTGAACCCATCACCCTCTTTGAGGGCCAAGTACTGGATGGATGGCACCGATACCGCGCCTGCCAGCAGCTTGAGATAGGACCCATGACCACGGAGTTTGATGGCGACGACCCTGTGGCGTTCGTGATCGACCTGAACCTTCAGCGTAGGCACCTTTCGCCCAGCCAAAAGGCGCTTGCTGTGGTGTCATGTAACACATGGCGGGGTGTGGGCAAGCCTGTAATTACGCCACGTGGCGTAATTAAAAGTCATCGTGACGACAATTCAACAAGCGCAAAAGACATGGCCAAGCGTGCCGGTGTCGGTGAGCGTACTGTACAACGCGCCAAGGAGGTTGTGACCAAGGGCGACAAGGACACGGTGGAGAAGGTCAAGAAGGGCGCCATAACCCTGTCACAGGCACTTAAAGCCATCGACAAGGCAGATCCATCAAACGCCCCGCCAAAGCCCATAGAACCGCGCCTGCCGGCCGCTGTAAGCCTTGAGAAGTATCAGGAGCTATTCAAACAGCATGAGGCCCTGAAGGCCCTGTATCAAGAGCAACAAGACAACGCAGCAGAACTGGCCAAGGAGGTCGAGATCCTTGAGGCACTCAGGGATAACGAGCACTACCCCAAGATGCGAGAGCTACAGGCAACGATTAACAACCTGACGCAGTCACGGGACAAATGGCAGAACGAATGCGCCGAGATGAAGAAGCAAGTCATGTACTGGAAGAAACATGCTGATCGAAAGTCTGCGTGATTACCAAGTCAAGGCACTCGAAGAGCTAAGGAATGGCGTACGCCTGGGTAACCGCTGCCAGATCCTGGTGGCGCCCACTGGCGCAGGCAAGACAGTAAGCGCGTCTTACTTACTCAACGAGGCAAGGTCCAAGGGTAGCGTGGCATGGTTTATCTGTGACCGGGTGTCACTGGTTGATCAAACCTCCGCTACGTTAGATCGATACGGTGTGCCACATGGCGTGATTCAGGCGGATCACTGGCGCTGGAGACCATACGAATATGTGCAGGTTATATCAGCACAAACATTATCTCGCCGGAAAATAGATAATCCACCAAAGTTAATAGTTATTGATGAATGTCATACGGTATTTAAATCTGTAGCGGATGCAATTAATAGATTTCCAGATGCCATTGTTGTTGGATTAACTGCGACGCCATTTACTAAAGGGCTCGGAAAGATATTTTCTAATATCGTTAATTCAACCACCACAGATAATCTAATTAAAGACGGTTGGTTAGTGCCCGTTAAAATGTATGTAGCGAAAAACTCCATGGATATGCGCGACGCCGAGATTAAGTTCGATGGCGAGTGGGCAGAAAAAGACATGGAAAATCAAGGGATTAAGATCGTTGGTGATGTCGTTTCTGAGTGGAAAGAGAAAACAAATAAACATTTTAATGGCCCGGCTAAAACGATTGTATTTAGCGCGACCGTTGCACACGGCGATGAATTATGCAGGGAATTTCAGAAGGAAGGTTATAACTTCCAACAGATAAGTTATAAAGATGGTAATAATGAAAGACGCAGGGAATTAATCGAGGAATTCAGAAAACCAGACAGCGAGATAATCGGATTAATATCTTGCGAGGCACTGGCAAAAGGTTTTGATGTTACAGATATTAAAATCGGTGTGTGTGCAAGGCCGTACAGAAAATCATTGTCGAGCCACATCCAGCAGATGGGTCGCGTCATGCGTCCGCACGCCGGTAAAGAGTTCGCCATTTGGCTAGATCATGCAGGGAATCTATCCCGATTCTGGGAGGATCAGGTTGATGTATTCCAGCATGGTGTTGAGTCATTGGATGATGGCAAGCTGGATGCGAAGGTAAGGAAGGAGAAGACCGAGAAAGAGAAGGCAGAGATTGCTTGTTCATCATGTGGCTACATGTTCAAGGGGCGTGTGTGTCCAGCGTGCGGGACAGAGCGGCGCAGCAAGATGAGCGAAGTGCTCAACATAAGCGGCGTCATGGAGGAGTTCGGAACGGTCAAGCCCAAGGACTGGATGTCGGACAAGCGGCTGGTGTGGTGGGAGATTGTTCAGATATCCAAGGACCGCAAGCGTGGTGATCTGGCGGCGGCCGAGCGATTTGCCAAGGCGCAATACAAAAACCTGACAGGGTCATGGCCTAACTGGAAGTTTCATGACGCTATGCCTGTTGAGCCAAGGCTAGTGACGGTCAACAAGATCAAGAGCCAAGTGATTAAGTATGCGAAGAGCAAGTTTAGGAGGCTGGTATGAGTTTTGTGGCGCACGCACAGGCCCATGGGTTGATGATTAACTACGCGATCCCGGATGGGAAGTGGCACCGGGTACCCACTACTGACAAACCAAGGAAGCGCAACGGTGCGTATCTGTTTGATGGCAACAGCGGAGTGGTGAAGAACTGGGCGACCATGGATACGTTTGCCCGGTACGGTGAGAAGGTCAACCAGATCATCAAATACTTTGACGATTCTGAAGAGCGGATCAAGCACGCACGGGCGGCTAAGCAGGCGATGGCGTTGATAAAGAGCGCAGTGGTGATGAACCACCCGTACTTGACGGCCAAAGGATTTCCCAAGGCGACTGGCTTGGTCGTTGGTGAAGAGCTCATCATCCCGATGAGGGACTATAAAACGCAGGTGATCACGGGGGCGCAAAGGATCAAGGGCGGTGGTGAAAAGCTGTTTATCCCTGGCAGCCGGGCCAAGGGGGCCGTGTTCGTGATTGGCAGGGGGTCGGAGTCATGGCTGGTCGAGGGCTACGCTACGGGGCTCAGCGTGGCGGCGGCCTTAAAGCTCATGTATCGGCCGGCTCAGGTGGTCGTGTGCTTCAGCGCGGGTAATCTCGGCCATGTGGCGGAGCGTATAGGCGGCCGGCGGTTCGTGGTGGCGGATCATGATGGGAGCGGCACGGGCGAGCGGGTTGCGGTGTCGAGCGGGTTGCCTTGGGTTATGCCTGAGATGGTGGGAGATGCTAACGATTTGCACCAAGCGCAAGGGCTGTTAGCGGTTCGGTCAATGCTTGCGGGTCTGGTACTCGGCAAAGCTGGCAGCCAGTAAGTCGGCGGCGGTGTGCTCGGGTATGCCCCACAAGCGGCAGTGCATGGCCATTGCCTGCGCCAGTGCGGCGGCAGCGTGCGCGGGGTGGTCAAACAATTCGGGCAAGGCCTCCATAATGTCGGCTATGCCCGTTTGCATGTCCATGTATTCCGATGGCTTCATGCGTCCATCATATACGACTAAGCCCAAAAAAAACTAGGTAGTCCGGGCCATAGACTAAACCGGCCGGCCCGTCCGGGGTTATCCGTTGGGCTTGGGCCGTTAGCATGGCGGCGTGTTGCAAGGGGTGGCGGTTTCGTGGCGGGTTGAAAACTTCAAAGGCTTGCTTGTTGCTAATGCTTTGCCATTGTCGCTTGGCCCGGTCAAATTCCTGGTAAGGGTTGCCATCGGGGGCAATGATAAAAAACGGCTTCATGCAAAGGCCTTTGCGCGGGGGCCGTGGAAAATAATTGCCACTGAAGCGGCTTGCGGTTTGAGGGCTCCATCGCAAGCTACACAATCGATACACTGCCGGCCGGTGGTATCTGATGGGCAAGCGATTTCGTTGCGTGCCAGCGGTTCGCCTTGTCGGCGTATGCGGTAGGTTCTCCAGCCCATGGCACGCGCTAGGTCTTGATCCTCTAAGCTCTCCACTGATGCCATGCAAAGCTCGCGCATTGGTTGCGCCCATGTTTGGCGCCATTGGTGCGTGTACCCGGTCCAGCCCTCTGCGCCTTCCAACACTCGCGCCCAGTGCTGAAGCGGGATCATTGCAGGATCGCCGGCTGCGCCCATTCTGACAACTCGGCCGGATACTATGCGGCGCATTAACGCAGGCTTTCGGCGCAAGTCGATATATCCTCCACGGTGGTAGGTGTTCCATATATTCAGCGGCGCATGCCCCCAGTTCACATAGCAGGGGCCGCGCACTGGACAATCCCCACAATGCGAGCGGTCGGCACCGGTGCGGCGTGCCATGGTGGGCGATATATCTTCGCGCAAAATCCATGTTTGGATAAGGTTCCCGGTCTTGCGGTTGTCTGACGCAAGCGTGGCGATTCCTACCAATGGGGCGTTATCGATGGGGCTCTTGCCTCGGTAAAATATAAAGCCGTTCATTGTTTGCCCCCCACTAATGCGCGGACCAATTCCACCAAGCGGGGCAGTTCGCACTCGTAGGCTTGGAATACAATTCCACCACCATATGCGCGGTTATGGTACTTGCGCCCCCCTAGTTTGTTTGCGGCTTTGATTACGCGCTGATAGCGTTCGGATATGGTCAGTGCGCCATGGTCGGCGCCTTCGGGCTCCAATGTCAAAAAATGGATTACGTGGCGCGGGTTGCCGTTGATGTCTGATTTGATTCTCTGAAAGTCCATGATTACCCCATGATTTGATAAATAAAGTTGCCCAAGTTAGTTACGCGCTCGCCATGCTCGAGCATCCATTCAAAGTGTCGGCGGTCGTACTCGTCTATGTCGTCGAGCGTTTCATAGTGTCGGACAAAAGCGCCGGTCCTGGTGCTGCTGCTGTCGGTGCTTTCAATGTCGCCCAGGTAGTGCAAAACAAAGCGGCTCATGTTTTCCCCCTAATAGCAAAGGCCCATAAGGGCTAGTTCTTGTGCGCCGTACACCTTGTGCGCGTTGCAGGCGTGGCACTGGTAACGGCGTGCATCGGGCTCGGCGCGTTGTGTGCTGCCACAGGCTAAACAAAACCCTTCGCCGTCGTCGTCCATGGCTTCTATTTCCTCCATGCTCGGCTTGTATTGGGTGTTTCCGTTTTTTGCGGTGTAGGTTTTCATGCTATCCCCTTAAATTGAAAGCGGGCCAGTGTGCGAAAGCTGGCGCGGTATCTGGTCGGAAGGTTTAAGTCGGCGCGTATACATTCCCAACCGAGGCGCGGTCCACGTGGGGCTATAAGCTGAATCAATGCGCCGGTTGCCGGGTGTTGCCATTGTTGGCCGGCTTGGTACGGTGGTCGGGTTGGTGCTGGTTTGTAAGGTTCATAACCCCGGATTGCTTCCGATTCTTGGTCGATTATTTTCGGTTCGCACTGGTAACGCTGGCGGAAAGCGGCAAGAAAGGTGCTCAGGTCGCAATCTTCTTCCAGGTAAGCATGGCGGCCGTGGGTATAACTGTAGGGCGTGATTTTGTCGGCTATGCCCAGCGCGTGTAATTCGGCATGGGTTACCCTGAGCCAGCCATGGCCGGGGTCATGAAAAAAAGTATAGGTTTTCATGGTTTTACCTTGTTTTGTGGGCTGAAAGTTTCACGGTGTGGAAGGGGTCGCCAATGCTCGTGTGCGCGGTTATGAGTTGGCGCGATGGTTTGAAGTGGCGAGCGATCGTCTGCCAGTCGATACACTGGCGGCCGGCCGAATAGGTAACGGCGGCGCGGTGCTGGGTTCCTTCGATAACGGGCAGGCCAGCATCTATCAGCGCATCCCTAAGCGCGTTTTCTTCGTGTTTGAGTTCTGCAAGCTGCGCCTTGATGAAAGCTAAGCGGTCCACAGTTGCAGCAAGTAGGCGTTCGGTTGCGTTGTCCATGTGTTTTCCTTTATAGGTCGAGTGGCATTTGGCCGCGGTTGCGGGGCTGGCGCACTTCGTAATATTCGAGTAGTTCTTGATCGATGATGGCCGGATGGTCGAATGAGTAATCAAGCCCTTCAATCACGGCGTCCGGGTCGGCGTCATCCTCGATATAAATCGATACGCTGACAATTAAAAGGCGGCTCATGCTTGCCCCCTCTCTGCCATGAGTCGGCCAAAGCGGCCTGTAATGACTACGCGCCCCCAGTCTTGGGGATAGCATCGCGCCCAGGCAAGCGCATCGGCGAAGGTATGCGCCTTGTGGCAGATAGTCCGATCATCGGATAGCACTCTGACGGTAAAGGGTGCTAAGCGCAGGGCTAAGCGGTTTAATAGTCGTTTCATAGTGTGGTTCTCTTATAAAGTCGTGCAACGTTGCACGCAATACATCATAGGCTTGTTATGTATGGCATGCAATACCCTAAGGGGTCATAACTGACCAATGGCAGGCATAAGCTGACGTACGGTTGACTACAGCAGATAAACGGTCATAATGCGTTCTTATTTCGTTCACATAGGCAAGCATGGCAGCAGAGTTACCAGCGGCAGCACTGAAGGCAATCGAGCGGGGCGTTCCGGCGGATCGGGTACTGATGCCGGATGTGGACCTTACACCTAAGCAAAGGCAGTTCGTCCGAGGGTTAGCCGATGGCATGAGCAAGCGGGATGCATACGTGAGCGCATATGACGCAAAGGCGGATAGCCGATCGGTTGGGATAACGGCGTGCACCATGGCGGCCAGTCCAAAAATACAGTTAGCCCTTCAGCAGCAAAGGGCGGTCGAGCGGTTGCGGTATTCGCAAAACCCCCTTCAGATACGCTCTTTTGTGGTCGATTCCCTACAGCATGAGGCCCGAACCGCCCAAAAACCAGCCGACAGACTGCGTGCGTTGGAGCTACTTGGCAAGCTGGCGGACGTTGGAGCTTTCGAGACTCGGTCCGTTGTCGAACACCGATCGGCCAATGATACCAAAGCCAAGCTCGCAGCCAAGTTACAGCGGCTCGTGATCGACGTGGAGGCTCACGATCCGGGGGCGGAGGCGGACCCCACCCAGGGGGAGGGGGCACAAAGTGGCGGGGTGTCTGGGGGCGGCGCTAGGTCTAATAATCCACACGAACAATTTCCCAACTCTACCGATGACCAAGAGGGTACCCCCTACGAAAGTTCTAATATCACGCCACGTGGCGTAATTACAGGGGAAGAGGCCCCCTATGAAGAGGAAGTGGGTTCCCATGAGGGGGTAGGTAAAAAAAAGAAGGAGAGGCCTATATGGGAAGATCCGAAGAGATGGTATGCGGAGACGATGGGGGAGGTGCCGAAGATTGAGTGGGCGCCGAGGGAGGATGCTAGGGAGGAGGTACAGAAGAGGTTGAAAGATGACGAAGGCGGAGGCTAAGGTATTTTTGGCGGTGAAGACTTGGTGGGAGCTATATCATTTTTCGCCGACGTATGACGATATACGGTTTGTGTTATTGCAGGAGAGTAAGAGTAACGTGCATAGGCTTGTAAGGAGTTTATGTAAACAGGGGTATTTGAAGCGGATACCTGGGAAGTCCAGGAGTATTAGGGTGATTAAGAAGAAAGATGGATCTTAGGGCGTTAGCTAAAGCGGCGGCAGGAAAGCTTCATTTATTGACGAGTGAAGAGCAGGAGCTATTGCTTAGGGAATTAGAAGAATTAGAGAAGGAGGAAGAGAAGAATAAGGCGCAGCATGAGTTCATGGGGTTTGTGAAACAGATGTGGCCGGGGTTTATACCGGGCCGGCACCATGAAATTGTGGCTAGGGCGTTTGAGGATGTGGTGAATGGGAAGAATAAGCGGTTGATTATTAACATGGCACCGAGGCACACGAAGTCTGAGTTTGCTTCTTATTTGTTGCCGGCTTGGTTCTTGGGGAAGTATCCAGGCAAGAAGGTGATTCAGACATCGCATACAGCGGAATTGGCCGTTGGGTTTGGTAGGAAGGTAAGGAACCTTATTGATTCAGATACCTATCACAAGGTATTTGATGATGTGAAGCTAAAAGTTGATAACAAGAGTGCTGGTCGGTGGGCCACGAATAAGGGCGGTGAGTATTTTTCAATTGGTGTGGGTGGATCGGTGACAGGTAAGGGTGCGGATCTATTGATTATTGATGATCCACATTCTGAACAAGAAGCTAAGTTGGCTGCTCATAAGCCTGATGTGTTTGATTCAGTGTATGACTGGTATACGTCAGGTCCACGGCAGCGTCTACAGCCGGGTGGGGCCATTATCATAGTTATGACAAGATGGTCGCTCAGAGACCTGACCGGGCAAGTGATTAAAGCAAGTCAGACCAGGGGTGGTGATGAGTGGGAGGTGATAGAACTTCCAGCGATATTGCCATCTGGTAGGCCGATGTGGCCGGAGTTTTGGAAGTTAGAAGAATTACTGGCGTTGAAAGATGAATTGCCGGTAGGTAAATGGAATGCTCAGTATCAGCAACAGCCGACTGCTGAAGAAGGTGCGATTGTAAAGCGGGAGTGGTGGAAGATTTGGAAGCATGACAGGCCGCCGGCATGTGATTTTGTGATTCAGAGCTGGGATACGGCGTTTTTAAAGCACAACCGGGCGGATTTTTCTGCTTGTACGACCTGGGGGGTGTGGACAAATGAGGATGGAGAGACCAATATCATCCTTTTAGACGCCTTTAAGGACCGCTATGAGTTTCCAGAACTTAAGCAAAAGGCTTATGAGACCTACACCGAATGGCAACCGGACGTATTTTTGGTTGAAGCAAAGGCAGCAGGAAGCCCGTTGGTCTTTGAACTCCGCCGGATGGGTATACCAGTCAGTGAATACAGCCCCACCAAAGGTAACGACAAGATCGTAAGGATGAATGCGGTTGCAGATTTGTTTGCATCAGGACGAATCTGGGCGCCGGAACGTAAGTTTGCTGATGAAGTGATCGAGGAAGTAGCGGCTTTTCCTGCCGGTGAACATGATGACCTTTGCCTTGTGGCGGACACCATGATTCTTATGGCGGACGGCATGGAAAAGCGCATCGATCAAGTTAAAGACGGTGATTTGGTTGCCACACCGGATGGACCAAGGAAGGTTTTAGCTGCTGGATGTACGGGGTATAAAGAAACCATGACGCTTAAAGCCGGTCAATATGCTATCCAAGGAACGGGCAATCACCCGGTTGCAACCAAAAGGGGCTGGGTATGCATACAGGATATTGATCCAAATGATGCTATACTTGTCGAATCAAGACAGGAGCAGTCATCATGGTATTTGCAAGTCAAGGCATTACGTCAGAGGTTGTTGTATTTAATGGCCGCAGGTACAGGCGCTATCCAAACGCTAAGCAAGCCACACACCGCAAGTATTTTTCAAGGTCTGGGGCACTATTACACAGGGATATTTGGGAGTTTCACAACGGGACCATACCGGCAGGACATCAAATACACCACAAGAATGGCGATCCATCAGACAATCGATTGGAAAACTTGGAGTGCGTCAGCGTATCTGATCACAAAGAAAGGCACAAAGAAGAAATTATCCAGCGAGGGCAAAGCGAACAATCTATTAAGCACCTTGAAGCTATTCGACGCTTGGCGGCTGTTTGGCACGCAAGCCCAGAGGGTATTGAATGGCACAAAAAACATGCTGCAAACTCTATTGCAAAACGTGATCCCAAATGGAGAGACAAAAAGCCTTGGCTCACGGTTGCTTGTAAGGTATGCAAAAAGATTTTTGAAACAAAAAACACTCGCAAGTCTATTTGCTCAACAGCCTGTACATCAAAAAAACGAAACGATAAGCAGCGAGAAGAGCAGCTTTCAAAGCCATACACATGCTTGCAGTGCAACAAAATTTATTTCACCGTCCAAAAAAGAAAAAAGTTTTGTGGCCGTGTGTGCGGACAAGCCTTCAATCGAGCAAGCAGGAAGGCAAGCCGTTTATAACTTGGCCGTTGAAGGTTCGCATTGTTATTTTGCCAACAAAGTTCTTGTTCATAACTGCGATTCCATGACACAGGCCCTACTTAGGTTTAGGCAAGGCGGGTTCTTGAGCCTACAATCCGACGACGAAGACCGTGAGTCTATTTACCGCCGCAAGGTTGCATATTATTAGGAGCCCTTATGGCTATTGAGCCTGCACTCTACCCAGCACCACTTGGCCTTGATGCCGCCATGGAAGAGCCCATGGACGTGGAAATTGAAATCGAAGAGCCAGAGATTATTTCATCAGAAGGCGTTGAGATCACACTTGAGTTAGAGCGAGATCAGCCAGAAGATCATGATGCAAACCTTGCTGAGTACATCGATGACAGGGACTTGGCGACGATTGCTTCGGATTTACTAGAGGATTTTGAGACGGATAAGTCTTCTAGGAAGGAATGGGTAGAGACCTATGCAGATGGCTTGAAGCTTTTAGGTTTGAAATACGAAGAGCGAACAGAGCCATGGCCAGGGGCGTGCGGTGTGTTTTATCCATTGCTATCTGAAGCGGCAGTTAGGTTCCAAGCAGAAAGCATTATGGAGACGTTTCCTGCTTCCGGCCCGGTGAAGACACAGATTGTTGGTAGTCTTACCAAGGAGAAGGAAGATGCAGCCGAGCGTGTCAAAGATGACATGAATTATCGGTTGACAGAAGAAATGCCAGAGTACCGGCCAGAGCATGAGAAGATGCTTTGGTCCCTGGCATTAGCAGGATCAGCATTTAAGAAGGTGTACTACGACCCGTCATTAGGCCGGCCGGTATCTATGTTCATACCTGCTGAAGATATTGTGGTGCCATTTGGCGCAAGTGATTTGAGAAGCTCACCGCGAATCACACACATCATGCGTAAGACACCTAATGAGGTGAAGAAGCTTCAGCACGCAGGATTCTGGCGGGATGTTGATCTTGGCGAGCCATCAGTTGCGTTAAGCGATGTAGAAAAACGCAAGGCTGAAGAAGAAGGTATGACAGCCACGATGGATGACCGGTACAGGATACTGGAGATCCATGCTGAATTAGATATACCGGGTTTTGAAGATACGGACAAAGACGGCCCCACGGGTATTGCATTACCGTATGTCGTTACGATTGATGAGGGTACCAATAAAGTATTGGCTATTCGCAGAAATTGGTATCAAGAAGATCCATTAAAACTTAAGCGAATGCATTTTGTTCATTATCCATATATTCCAGGATTTGGATTTTATGGATTCGGATTAATTCATTTAGTTGGTGCATTTGCTAAATCAGGTACATCATTAATTCGCCAATTAGTTGACGCAGGAACATTATCTAATTTACCGGGCGGATTAAAATCACGTGGATTAAGAGTTAAGGGCGATGACACGCCAATTGCACCGGGTGAATTCAGAGATGTAGACGTTCCATCCGGTTCAATTAGAGATAATATTTTGCCGCTTCCTTATAAAGAACCGAGCCAAGTATTATTTGAATTATTAAAAACAATTGTTGCAGAAGGTAGACGATTTGCTGCAACAGCCGATATGCAAATTTCTGATTTATCGGCAAATACACCGGTCGGTACAACGCTTGCTGTATTAGAGCGCACGTTAAAAGTTATGTCAGCAGTTCAGGCGCGTTTGCATTATTCAATGCGCCAGGAATTTAAATTACTTGCTGCGATTATTCGTGACTACACACCGACCGAATATAGCTATGACGTAGATGCTGCAACGGGCAGGATGGTTAAGCAGGCCGATTACGATACGGTCGATGTAATACCGGTATCTGATCCTAATGCAACAACGCTTGCTCAAAGGGTTACGCAATACCAGGCTGTACTTCAGTTAGCCGCTCAGTCGCCACAGATCTATGACATGCCAGAGCTTCATAAGCGCATGTTGGAAGTTCTGGGCATTAAGAATATTGACAAGCTCATACCCGCTGCCAAAGCAGAGCAGCCACGGGATCCGGTATCGGAGAACATGGCTATTCTTAATATGCAGCCGGTTAAGGCATTTATCTATCAGGACCATGAGGCTCACCTCGCAGTCCATATGGCGGCGATTCAAGATCCGATGTTGCGTCAGCAGGTGCAGCAAAACCCGATGGGCGGTCAGATGATGGCAGCAGCCATGGCTCACATTAACGAGCACTTGGCGTTCTTGTACCGCAAACAGCTTGAACAGCAAATTGGCGTACCACTTCCACCACCTGATACACCGTTGCCTGAAGACTTTGAGGTTGAGATCTCTAGGTTGGCAGCACGTGGTGCTCAGCAATTATTGCAACAGCACACGGCAGAAGCGCAGCAGCAACAGGCACAGCAGCAGATGCAGGATCCGTTGGTGCAGATGCAGCAGGCGGAGTTGGCATTGAAGCAAGCCAAGGAGCAGCGTGAGGCGCAGAAGGACCAGGCTGATATTGCACTGAAAGCACAGGCTCAACAAGACAAGGTACGCCTTGAAGAAGAGCGCATTAGAAGTATGCAGCAGATTGCTGAGCAGAATATTGCGGCCAAGATGATTGATAAGGCGGCAGATATTCAGCGTGACAAGTATTTAGTTCGTAAGGAGCGGTGATGGATTTTTCAGAAGCCGTTTCACTGGAAATAAACAAGCAGATCCGCTATGCGGAGGAACAGCTTGCACAAGGAAGTATGAAGTCCTTTGAGGACTACAAGTTCGTCTGCGGTCAGATTCAAGGTCTCCTGATCGCAAGACGCATAAACGAAGACCTTGCCAATCGTATGAAGGACCATGATGACTGATTTATCTGAGGTATCTCAGCAGGAAGAAACAGCAACACAATTACCAAATCCTACGGGTTACAGGATGTTGTGTGCGCTGCCAGAAGTAGAGGACAAGTTTTCCAACGGCATTTTGAAGCCGGATGCATTGGCAAAGCTTGAGGAGTTCAGCACGGTTGTTTTGTTTGTTATCAAACAAGGACCCGATTGCTACAAAGATCAGTCAAAGTTTCCAACAGGCCCATGGTGTAAAGAGGGCGACTTTGTTTTGGTACGGGCGTATTCCGGTACGCGATTCAAAATCCACGGACGAGAGTTCCGCCTTATCAACGATGACACGGTAGAAGGTGTTGTTGAAGATCCACGCGGTTATAGCCGCGCATAAGGGAGTTAACAATGGCAGCAGAAGAAGAGAAGATTGAATTTGAAGTAGAGGGTGAATCCACAGAAGTTGAGATTGTGGATGACAGGCCTGAACAAGATAGGAATGCGGTTGCTCTTAAGAGTGATCCGTCAGACATACCAGACGACGAGGTTAAGCAGTATTCTGAAAACGTCAAAAAGCGGATTCAGCATCTAAAGCATGGGTATCACGACGAACGCCGGGCTAAGGAAGAGGCCCAACGGGAGCGTGAAGCAGCTATTGCTTATGCAAAACAGATTGCTGATGAAAACGCCAAGTTAAAAGAGAAGCTAACGACTGGCGAATCGACGTTAATAAAGACGATGCAATTTGCCACGGAAAAAGAATTATCCGAGGCAGAGCGTCATTTCAAAGAAGCGCTTGAGAGCCAAGATTCTGAAAAGATATTAGAGGCTCAAAAAGCATTAAATGTTGCGATGTTAAAAGCCGACAGGGTTAAGAGTTTTAAACCCCAGGCACAGGAGCAGTTGCCAACACAACAGGTCCCTGCATATAATCAACAACAGAATACTTTTCACGACAAAAAGGCTGATAAATGGAAATCTGATAACCCGTGGTTTGGGCAATCAGGCGAGCCTGGAGTTGACGATGAGATGACATTTTTTGCCATGGGCCTGCATAAAAAGCTTACCCGGGAACATGGCGATCAATATGCACTTACGGATGAGTATTACGAGAAAATAAATTCTCGCATAAGGGAGAAATTCCCTGAGTACTTTGGCGTACAGGATGAGCCAGAGGAAAAACCTAAACGTCCTGCTTCGGTGGTTGCCCCGGCAACGCGTAGCTCGCCACCTAAAAAACTGAAGCTAACAGCATCTGAGGCCAACACGGCACGGAGACTGGGTGTTCCGCTTGAAGAATATGCCAAACAAGTGGCAAAACTACGTATGGAAGGAAAAATATGAGCCGCGAATCCCGTGAAGCAGTGACCCGTGACAACACGGAACGTCCCAAGCAGTGGAAGCCGCCCAGCTCATTGCCCGACCCTATGCCGCGTGATGGTTGGAGACATCGTTGGGTTCGGACCTCGATCATGGGGCAGACCGACGCACGCAATGTAGCCACCCGTTATCAGGATGGATTTGAACCATGTAAGTGGGAAGACTATCCAGAAGTAGCCCGAGCCCTGCTCGCAACCGGACCTCAAACCGGAAACATTGAGATTGGCGGATTGATGTTGTGCCGCGCCCCTGCGGAAATGGCAGATCAGCGTAATAACCATTACCTGAAACAAGCCAATGATTGGATGCAGAGTGTGGACAGCAACTTTATGCGAGAGAACGATCCAAGGATGCCGCTCTTTAATGAAAAGCGCACCGAAGTTCGTTTTGGTAAAAGATAAACCTTTTAGGAGTTAAGCATGGCTTACCCGACGATTTCAGGCCCTTATGGTCTGCGTCCGATCAATCTGATCGGCGGTCAGGTATTTGCCGGAGCCACTCGCCAGCGTCGGATTTATTCGTCCAGCGCAAGCTCAATTGGCTTTGGTGATCCTGTTAAGTTTGACAGCAACGGTTGCGTGGTTGTCTGCACGGAAACGACTGCTGCCCCGGCCACCGGTTTTGCTGGTGTGTTCATGGGCTGCCAGTTTGTTTCGTCAGTAACTGGCCAACCCACATTCTCACAGGCATGGATTGCTAACACTTCGGTGGCAAGCAATACCGACATCATTGCGTATATCTGCGAAGATCCAGACCAGTTGTTCCAGGTCTGCGGTGTTAGCGGAACCACGGTTGTTTCGACGACCTCTGGCTTTACGTATACCGATGTTGGCCTGAACGTATCCTTGGTGGCTAACACCCTGAATACGACAACCAAAGATTCGCGTTATGCAGTGGATATTGCTTCGGGCGCAGTAACGGCCACACTGCCCATGCGAGTCATCGACGTGGTGCCTGACACGGCATTTACCTATAGCGGTACGGTTTACTACCCTGAAATCATCGTCAAGTTCAATGCAGCCCATGTGGTGCAGGCAACTGGCGTGGTGACTGGTGGTCATGCGTACAACAACCCAGTCGGACTGTAAGGGGAAACTTAAATGGCTATTTCACGCGCACAACTACTGAAAGAGCTGCTCCCCGGCCTGAACGCCCTGTTCGGTCTTGAGTACGCTCGTTATGGCGAAGAACACAAAGAGATCTACGAAACCGAGACCTCTGAGCGTTCGTTTGAAGAGGAAACCAAGCTGTCTGGCTTCTCGGCTGCACCCGTTAAGAACGAAGGTTCTGCGATTGCATACGACAACGCACAGGAAGCTTGGACGGCTCGCTACACCCACGAGACCATCGCTATGGGATTCTCGATCACCGAAGAGGCGATTGAAGATAACCTGTACGATAGCCTCAGCTCACGTTATACCAAGGCACTTGCACGCGCCATGGCATACACCAAGCAGGTGAAAGCAGCAGCCGTGTTGAACAACGGATGGGCATCTACCGTTACTTACGGTGATGGACAGCCCCTGTTCTCCACTTCACATCCGCTGGTCTCTGGCGGCACCAACAGCAACACGCCTTCCACCCAGGCTGACTTGAATGAAACTTCGTTGGAAAACGCAGTCATTCAGATCGCAGCATGGACGGATGAACGTGGTCTGTTGATCGCAGCTCGTCCCCGCAAGTTGATCGTTCCTCCCAACCTCCAGTTCGTGGCAACGCGTCTGTTGGAAACCGAACTCCGTGTCGGCACCAACAACAACGACATCAACGCCATCAAGAACAACGGAAGTATTCCCGAGGGCTACACGATCAACCACTTCTTGACTGACACGAACGGTTGGTTCCTTACAACCGACGTTCCTAACGGTTTGAAGCACTTCGTGCGGACACCGATGCAGACTGGAATGGACGGTGACTTTGATACGGGCAATGTCAGATACAAAGCTCGTGAGCGTTACTCATTCGGAGTGTCGGACCCGCTCGGTATCTTTGGATCACAGGGGGCATGACGTAAGTCATTGATTTCAATACAGAAATCATTCCCTAGCCTTGTATCACAGAACCCCGCTCCGGCGGGGTTTCTGTTTTGTAGAGTATGCAGCAGTACATACAGTTGCACATCGCCATCCATACATGTATACTACAGACTCCACCACTAAGGAGTCACAGATGTACTACGTATACGTTTATAAAGATCCACGCCCCACCAAGAACCAGCAGGCGGTCTATGTTGGAAAAGGTATTGGCGACAGAGCCTGGTATCACTGGAAAGTAAAGGTTAGCCACAACCGTGGCTTTGGTGCCTTCTTGGCTCTTTTAAGGCGCGAAAAGCTAGAGCCAATCATCCAGTTAGTTAAAGAAGGCTTAGAAGAAGCAGAAGCCTTTTATGAAGAAATGATGTTGATTGACTTATATGGAAGAAGGGACCTTGGGACCGGCACGTTGTTTAACTTGACCAATGGTGGCGAGGGAACTTCAGGGGCTATTAGAACGGAAGAATGGCGAAAAAATATTAGCGATGCAAATAGCACGCCAGAAAAAATAGCTTTGTATAGCGAAGGTCAAAAGCGTAGATGGGCCAATCCATTATTCCGCGAACAAACCATTGCAGCCATTCGCAAGGCTCTCCAAGATCCAGAGGTCATAGCTAGACGTGAAGCTGGCAAGGCTGCATTTATTCATACTGAAGCGTTCCGGCAAACCATGAGCGAAGCTACATCAAAGATGTGGCAAGACCCTGCGTATGTGGAAAAGGTTACCCAAGCACAAAAAGAGGTCCAAGGTACTGACGAGGCGCGAAGCCGCAAATCAGAAGCAAGCGTTGCTACATGGGCCAATTCAACCGTCCGTGATAAACGAACCGAGAGTATTAAACGTAGTCGTACGACAGCCGTGTCCCGCCAAAAGACGAGCGAGCAATCCAAAGCCCAATGGGCCGATCCAGAATATGCGGCAAAGCAAACTGCCAATAACAAAGAAATTGCCAACCGTGATGAAGTTAAAGCTGCCAAGAAAGCTGCTGCTAAAGCTCTTTGGGCAGATCCTGAATGGCGAGCAAAAATGCTTGCTGCACGTAAGAAACGAATTGACACCCAACCCACAAACTGATACAAACAACATACTAGGATTTAACCCATATCGACTGGCCTAGCAGACTTAGTAGAGACGGTATGGGGATGCGCTACTACGCGGAGTTAACATGGCAATCACTACCTTTGACGGTCCTATCCGTTCACTGGGCGGCATTTATCAACAAGGCCCGTCCACTATTGTAGAAATCACAGCAAGCACTACACTGAATCCAGTGGCCCATGGCGGCAGGATTATTTCTGTTGGTGGCTCGCTTGCAGCTAACGTGGTTCTTACGCTTCCTGCGATTAATACCTCAGCTAACGTATCTTCGTCAGGTCCTGGCAATGATCCCAATACGGCCAATAACGAAGGTGTTACCTACACCATCTGGGTCCCAACCACGATCTCCACATCGTCTTTGAAGATTGGAACTAACGGCACAGACCGGTTTGTCGGTTCTATTATGAGCGTTGATACGGATTCGTCAGGCGCCATGGCTGGATTTACGGCTGGTGCAAACGATGACTTTATCAACATGAATGGCACGACCACTGGTGGCGTTGCTGGTTCATGGGTACAGATCGTTGCGATTGCAGCTCTTAAGTACATGGTGACGGGCGTCATCAACTGTACAAGCTCACCCGCTACACCGTTTGCAACGTCTTAATAGGGGCGCATCATGGGGATGCAAACCGATGTTAGGTCATATCACAATTCCGTATCAGGCATTGCGGTAGCAAGCCGTACGAGACTTAAAGGCGTAGTGATTTCTCCCTCTACGTCTGTAACGTACAACACATCGTTTTGTGATGCTGCTTCAAAGACGGGTACGTATGATGTGCCGGGAAGTACAACATGCACCGTAACCATTACAAATCACGGGTTGACAACTGGGGATAGAGTTTATTTGGACTTTACAACCGGAACAGCCCAAGATGAGGCTTATGTTGTTACAGTGCTTACGGCAAATACATTTACGGTAACGGTTACTTCTGCAACAACTAGCGGTAATGTGACCATGTACTCAAAAATTTTGGCGGAATTTGATTGCTCTAACGGTACGGCGTTTTATACATTAATTCCTGGCGAGGGTATTTTGGCCCCGACGGGAATCTATGTAGGTATACCTAACGTGGCAATCACAACTACCATTTTTTACGGGTAGACCGCCATGATGCAATATGACGTTAAATCATATATCGCTAAGGCATCTGGTACCGTAACGACATCTGCTGTGCGTTTGAAAGGGATTATGGTTTCATCTGCTACCGTGTCGGCTAGAAACATAGCGGTTACGAACCCGTCGGTTGTTAAGTCAGGAACATGGAGCCGTTCAGGTACGACTGTGACGGTAACAATTAATAATAACGGATTGACCAATGGGCAGCGCGTATTCCTAGATGTTTCAACGGGAACGACGATGCGAGATGGCGTATACGAAGTATCAAATGTGACTACAAACACATTTACGGTAACGTCAGCCACATCAGGAACGGCATCGGGTACAGTAGATATGTACACTGATATTTATGTAGAGCTAGACACATTTAATACAGTTGGATTGCCTATATTGGTTCCAGGTGAAGGTATTTATTGCCCAAATGGTATTTATGTTGGTCTTGGTTCTAGCGTAACGGCGACGGTGTTTTATGGCTAAGACGCCTGCTTGGCAGCGTAAAGAAGGAAAAAACCCGGAAGGCGGCTTAAACGCCAAGGGCCGGGCTTCTTACAACAAAGCCAATCCAGGTAAGCCGGGTCTTAAAGCTCCTCAGCCAGAGGGCGGTGCGCGTAAGAAATCATTCTGTGCCAGGATGGAAGGGCACAAAAAAAAGAACACCTCGGCCAAAACAGCTAGCGACCCAGATAGCCGCATTAACAAATCCTTAAGGAAATGGAAGTGTTGAATGGAAACGGGTGCTCTGGTTTGGAATCTAATCACATCTTTCTTCGTGGCATTGGTCATGTTCATGATTAAGATGAACCATGATGAGCAAAAGCGCATTCAAATTTTGCTCAACAGAACTCGGGAGGAAATAGCCCGTGATCACATCACTCGCGCAGAAGTTAGGCAAGATCTTGAAAAACTTATGGAACGCTTTGACTCAGGCATTGGAAGGCTTGAAGCAAAAATTGATGCCCTCGCTGAAAGGAAATGATGATGCAAAATGATCCCCGTAAAGGCCGTGGGCGCCATGGCGACACGAACTACAATCCTAACTATGACATGGTACCCACCCAAAAAGAACGTGGTGCAATGCAGCAGGAAGTAGAAGACGAGAAGCTACGCAAGATGGACAAGCGCCCTAACCTTGGCCGCATGTTCAAAGAAGGCGGGTACGTCAAAGCTGCTGATGGTTGTGCCATGCGTGGCAAGACCAAAGGCAAGATGATCAAAATGGGTTAATTACGCCACGTGGCGTAATATAATACTTTAGTAGGGGCGAGCATGAAGCGCAAAGTAAAACGCTACGAAGTCGGTGGAGAGGTTGATTCTTACTCCGAGTACCAAGGTTTTGGGCAGGTAGGACCAAGGACTATCCAAGAAGACATCAACGCGGCTGCTGAAGAAGAGCGCAAAAAGCCCAAGATCAAAGAAAGTATCAGCGTTTCTGAGTTTGCAGAGCCTGGTGGCGCTGGATTTTCCAGAACGACGGTTAGCAAAACACCTGCTAAAGCACCGATAGTTACCAAAGAGCAAATGAAGAAAGCCGGGTTTGATAACCTGCGTGACTACATGAATGCTCAGCAAGGTCTGACACGTCGCAAAGAAACGCCTAAAGCGGCAAAGCCTGCAAAGTCTGAAGGTCCGGCTATGTCGTCCTTTGCGCCAGATGAGCGTGCAGCCCGATCAACTAACGTAAGTTATTTACGTAAAGACAGGCTTGGCATGGAGCCAGATATGTATATTGCACGCAGACGCATGAAGGAAGGATTTAAGTCAGGCGGCAAGGTTGGATCTGCATCTAAACGAGCTGATGGTATTGCAACCAAAGGCAAGACACGTGGGAAGTACATATGATGGATAAGGTCGGACGTGTTATGCGTGAGTTTAAGGAAGGCAAGTTAAAGTCTTCCTCTGGGCAAAAAGTTACCAACCCCAAGCAAGCAATTGCAATTGGATTATCGGAGCAAAGAGCTATGAAGAAAGAACCTGCAAAGAAGATGGCTGCTGGTGGTTATAAGGCCGGCGGTTCTGTAATGCCAAAGAAAATGGGCGCGGTTAAAACTGCTGCTCCTTCGATCAATGGCGTTGCAACCAAGGGTAAAACCAAGGGCACCATGATCAAGATGCGTAAAGGTGGTTGCGCTTAAGCTTCCATGGCAACAAGCCAAGATGCATCCGCAGCACAGATAACAGAGCTTTATAGATCCATCCTTGGCAGAAACCCTGACCAAGGTGGTTTTGAGTACTGGGATTCAACCGGCAAGAGTGCGGATGAGATAGCCTTCATATTGCGCGAAGCAAGGGATAAGGCCGGGTCTGCGGAAAATGCTTTATTTGCTAAGAGCCAAGGTATTCTTAAAGATATCAGCGGGCTAGCAAAGAACAATGAGCTGTCAATTACAGACATTGTTAAGTACGCCAAAGACAATAACGTATCGTACCAAGACGTTGTTCAAGCGGTAGAAGCGTTTATACCTAACGTTACCGTTGATAGCTTGCAATATGAGCAGGCAAGGCAAAACCTGTCTAAGTATGCAGACAGTAAAAATCAAGTAAGTCTGGTGGATGCTATTAAGGCGGCATCAGAGTTTGGGGTAGACACAAAAAACCTGGCGAAGTTCTTTTCGATGACGCCAGAGGTATTGGCTAATACGATCAATACCAATGCTAAGTATCTTGCTGATTCAAAGTTATTTGATACGGTAGCTATTGACCAAGTTGCTGCACTGACAGGGGCCGATTTGTCGGCGCTTAATGGTGGGAAAAGGTCGTCAGAAATAGGCGCTGCATTAGACGCAGCAAAAGACAGCAAGGGCCAGATTACCTATGCAGATGCGATAGGCGTTGGATCAAAGCTTGGTTTATCCGACGATGAGTTAGCCGGGTATATAGGTGTCAAACCAGAAGACCTTGCTAACTACAGAACGACGACGGACATTCAGGCAAAGATTACTGATGCCAAATCGGATGGCAAGCTGACGCTAGATGAAATTATTGGCATCCAAAGTGATACCGATAAAGACTTTACGCAGTTTGTGCAGGACTACTTTGCTGGCTCCGCAGAAGAAAAATCTGCGCTGGTATCGCAACTCAATGCAAGAAATAGTTTGACGCCGGAGTTACGTGCCGCACAGGATGCGATTGCCGGCATGGCAGACCCCAAGACAAACCAGATTGATCTTGGAAAGTTGTATGACTATGCCAAAGCTAATAACTTAAATCCGGCAGACATTGCGGGATTTGTTAACCAGCAGCCAGATGCGCTAGCTCAGTCATTTGCGGATATACCTGTTAATCGACGATTGCAAGAAGCGTCAGCAGACGGCCTGAGTGTTGATGAGATATTAGGTGAAGTCGGCACATCAAAGATGTCGATTGAAGATTTTGTTAACCGATACTTGGCGCCGGAAAACAAGCAGCAGCTTATAGAAGCACTTAATACAGAAAGTGCATTTACGCCAGAAGAGCGGGCGCTAAGGCGAGACTTTGTATCTCTTGGCCAGCAGACGGGCATGGACAAGGCGCTTGAGTTTGCAAGTCAAAAGGGTCTTTCTGACGAAGATGCCAGCCGGATATTGGGTATTAATGCGTCAGATATAGGTTCATACCGTAGAAGCGAGTTTATTTCTCAAGGTCTAAATCAAGCCATGGGAGGTGACAACCAGCTTGGTTATGACGAGATTTACAGGTTCTCAAAAGATAACAACGTACCGCTTGATGAGCTAATTAATTACCTCGGAAACCCTGATGAACGAAACACGTTAAAGACAGGCATTCAGAGTTACATTGATGCAGCCGAAGCGGATGCAAAGATGGCGCCAGCAGAAAGGCTTACGCAGCAGCTTACTGATGTGACTGGTGGCGGTAAGCAATCAGGCGTTTGGGATAAAAACAATGGATGGGATCATCACTTGCAAAAGATGGTGAACTATCTTGAGGGTTATGGCATATCGGATCTGCGTCAGATTGGAACCAAGGTAGAAAACCGCATGGTTCAAGACTTGGCGCCAGCCATTCAGTCTGGGAATGACTTCAGGCAGACTGATGAGATTGTCGAAAGCGAAGCGCCGTTTGTTGTGTATTACGACAAATCAACGGGCAAAGAATTACACGCAGTTCCACAGTCGCAAAATGGCGGCTACTGGGAGTTTGGATCAGAGGGCCAAGGCAAAGGAAGTACGGGATACTTTATTGGTCCGTCAAGCGGCGGATCAGTTGGCGTAACAAGCTCTTGGCGTGAGAAGTATGGAGCACAAGAATACGCACTGCCATTAATGTTTGTTGCGGCTATAGCGGCTCCTTACCTGTTACCTGAGGTTATAGGAACGGCTACTGGCATGACAGCGGCAGAGGCTGCGTCATTAGGCTTATCAGCTAATAGTGGGCTAGCGGGCATTCTGGTTGAGGCAGGGATGTCCATACCGGCTGCACAAGCGGCTGCAACGGTTATTGCGAATGGGGTTTACAAAGGCGTCTCAGCAGAGATGGCTGGTGGCGACTTTAACCAAGGGTTTATTGCTGGTGGTATAGCACCGTGGATGGCTCAGTACGCAACGAATTGGGCGGCAGATAATTTGCCAACCGGTACAAATCCTGCGGTGGCAAGGACAGTTGGGCTTGCAGTTGGCCAATTAATGTCAACAGGCGAGATTGATCCGAAGCAATTAGCTGCTAGTGCTTTGGCGCCACAGGCGGTTGAGAAGTTGGTGAAAGCCACGAATGGTGCTATCACGCCCAATCAAGCTAAGTTGTTGTTTACAACGCTGGCCACGGGCGGTGAAAACATCACGGCGATGGCATCAAATCCCATGGCTGTATTGAACTTTGTGCAGCAAAACAAGGGATTGTTTGATGAGATCCTGACAAACAAACCTATCTCTGAAATTGGCAAGAAACTTAATATCAGTGCGCTTGATAATTCTCAGCAAAAGTTCTTTACTGAAGATGGTGCATTGCAATACCCAGGGTCTCGATACGAAGGTACGGAGTTTCCTGAAGTTGCAGGCGAACTTGTGCCAGGCATTCAGCGGGTTAATGAAGACGGATCTATTAGCGTAGGGCGCGACAAAGAGACGGGGCTAGAGGTTCGCCTAAACCCAGAGACCAATGAGCTTTACACCACACAGAATGTCTGGAACGAACCTGGCACACAGGTGTTGATGTATTCATCACGCTACAAGCCTTACGATCCATTTGATATTCAAGACGAAGTGCCTGCTGGTTTAATTACACAGGCCAAAGAGATTAAAGCGCAGCAACCCATAGGACTTGCAGCAGCACTTTCACCATCAACGTCGTTAAATCAATCGCAAGCGGCTAACGTTAGCACTTCAAACGCGCAGGCTGGACAAACCAATCAGCAGGTTGGTGTAACACCAGGAGCAACATCAACAACGCTCGGTAGCCAGCCAGGGGCGGATATGTCGGTGGCTGCTAATGCTGGTAAGTTTGCGACGGCCAATGTTCTTTCTGTCAGTCCCGGTACGGCTCAAGCTATTGTCACGGGTCCAGATGGTAAACCGGTTCTTGTAAATGCATCCAATCTTTCGGGGGCGCAAATCAATGCATTGCAGCCCGGCCAGAATGTTGTGGTGGATACGGCAACAGGAACGATTATTGGCGGCACGCCCGGAACAACCGGCACAGACCTTTCGCAAAATACTACGGGCACTCCCGCCGGTGGTCTTGGTTCGCTAACGAATGTAAGCGGTGTTCCGTCTGGTGTAACAACAGGCACGCCATTAGGCATAACGGGCGGTGTGAATGTAATAAACGGCCCTGGTTCAAGCCTAACGACCACAGGTACAAACAATAATGTTTCGGTTAATAATCAAGATGTCAAAACTGATTTGACAGATGTTGTGATCGATCAGGATGACAAAGTAGATGTCACAACGACTGGTGGCCAAACGACTGTGCTAGGCGGACAGACAACGGTAACCGGTGGGCAAACAACGGGTCCTGGCGCAAAGGTAACGGTTCCTGGTGGGCAGACGACAACCACGGGCGGATTTGATTTCTTCTTCCCTGTTGCAGGCCAACAGCAAACCGATTACATTACCTACGATATGCCAACGGTTGGAGCCCCGGAGCTACCGGCGTATAACGCACTTAGTGCGCCAAATTATTTACGTGCAATAGGACCTTACCTACCACTTGGTATAGGCGCACTGATGGAGGCTATGAATGCTAGCAAGCAGGGGAATGGGAATAATCAATCCGTCCAAAATGCCCAAGGGTAAGCTCAAGGCACGCCGTGATGACACAGACTTCACAGAGTTCGCTAAAGGTGGACCTGTTGGTTTGTATGCGAACATACACGCCAAGCGCAAGCGTATTGCATCAGGATCTGGTGAAAAGATGCGTAAGCCAGGATCTAAAGGGGCACCCACGGCAGAGGCGTTTCGCAAGTCAGCATTGACTGCCAAAGGATAATCATGGCGTACACGACCGGCGTTACTAACTTTGATCCCAATCTAAATGAGATTGTGGAAGAGGCATTTGAGCGATGCGGTAGGGAGCTTCGGTCGGGCTATGATTTGCGTACAGCAAGACGGTCTTTAAATCTTTTGTTATCAGAGTGGTCCAATCGCGGTATTAATTTATGGACCATGGAGCAGGGAGCCATACAGCTCTACGCTAATCAGATTACCTATCCCATTCCCATCAACACGGTGGATCTGGTAGAGACGATTATCCGCACTGGCACGGGCACGAATCAAGTTGATATCAATATCAGCCGGATTTCGGTGAGTACGTATTCAACGATTCCAAATAAGCTTGCTACTGGCAGACCGATTCAGATTTACATCGACAGACAAGGCGGTCAAACATATGTTTTCACAGGCACCCTGGCCGCAAGTATCAGCTCAACGGCTACGTCAATACCAATGTCTTCTCTCGCAGGGGTGCCATATGCAGGATATGCAAACATTGGATCGGAGACGGTTTATTACTACGGAACTAGCACCCAAGCCGAGAATGTGGCAACGGGCGCATCAGCTTATGCAACGCTGGATAATGTAATCCGAGCGCAGAACAATACGACGGCTGCCAGTCATTCATCGGGGTCCACGGTAAGTAATACCAAGTTTCCTAATGTAACGGTATGGCCGGCACCCGATCAGGGATCTATCAGTGATCCGTATTACACGTTGATTTACTGGCGCATGAGAAGGTTACAAGACGCTGGTAACGGTGTTAACGTTGAAGATATTCCGTATCGTTTCCAAGAGGCTTTGATTGCCGGCTTGGCGTACAAGCTATCGATGAAAGTGGAAGGTGGTTTGGATAGGATGGGGATGTTAAAGGCCCAATACGATGAGGCATGGCAGTTAGCTGCTGATGAAGATCGTGAAAAGGCTCCTCTGAGGTTGGTCCCCAGGCAGGGATTCCTTGGGAGCGGAGGCTTCTAAATGCCTAATCAGTTTGCATCAGGCAAGTTTGCGATTGCTCAGTGTGATCGCTGTAACTTCCGTTATAAACTAAAACAGTTAAAACCGCTGACAATCAAGACAAAAAATGTCAATATACTGGTATGCCCAGAGTGCTGGGAACCCGATCAACCGCAGTTGCAATTAGGAATGTATCCTGTGGACGACCCACAGGCGGTTAGGAATCCTCGTCCCGATTCCAATTCGTATTACCAATCAGGCTATAACGGGATGCAGACCAACAATACAGTAGGAACCAACCCTTTATATACGGGTGTGCCATTAGAAGGCAGCCGTGTGATTGAGTGGGGATGGAATCCGGTAGGTGGCGCACGGTATTTTGATTCTGGCATGACGCCAAATCATTTGATTGGTCAAGCAAGGCTTGGAACGGTAACGGTATCTTAGGAGTCGATATGAAAGACGATATTAAGCAAGACAAAAAAACCGCTGCTGCTGCGGTTCATAAGCATGAGAAGGCTATGCATCCTGGCAAGCCTTTAACCAAAATGCGTAAAGGTGGCCCCACTTCAGAGATGATGAAGAAGATGGGCAGGAACCTCGCACGCGCACGCAACCAGGGATAAGCCATGGCCAAATACTCCATGAAAGTAAAAGGCAAGGAAGTCGGTCCGGCGTCTGTTTATGCAGAGCCGCATACGATGACTGGAGCCAAGGTAGTAGCCTCGCCCAATCCTGGCAAAGACATGCCTTACCACATGGTTCCAGACTGGAAGCCCACGGCTGGTGTGGCTATGAATCCTAATGTTGAAGTTAAGACTTCTGGGATTAAAATGCGTGGTACGGGTGCTGCTACGAAAGGCTTGATGAGCCGGGGGCCGATGGCGTGAACTGGGGCGAGCTGAAGGACAATATTAACAACTACTGCGAAAACATCTTTGCTGATTCGCAGTTGGCTGTCTTTGCCCAGCAGGCAGAGCAGCGTGTTTTTAATACGGTCCAATTTCCTTCATTGCGCCGCAATGTAACGGGAACGGCTACAGCAAACAATCGGTATCTCCAGTGCCCAACGGACTTTTTGGCGCCCTATTCCATGGCGGTTATTGATACGGATGGTTCGTATCATTACTTGCTTAACAAGGACGTTAACTTTATTCGTGAATCGTTTCCCATTCCAACGGGGTCAGGGAACACAGGGCGTCCTTACTGCTATGCATTATTTGGCCCTGATTACTCGTTACCCAAAGAGCTGACATTCTTGTTGGGTCCAACGCCTGACTACGCGTATTCAATTGAGTTGCATTATTTCTATTACCCCACATCCATTACAGATGGGAATGTGGATGCAACGACCACGTGGCTTAGTGAGAACTTTGATTCGGTGCTTTTGTACGGATCCTTGGTAGAGGCTTACACGTTCTTGAAGGGTGAGCCTGACATGATTGCTCAGGTGACGAATCGGTACAAAGAGGCACTGGCACTTGCTAAACGTCTTGGTGATGGCATGGAGCGCATGGACGCTTACAGATCGGGCCAGGTTCGGGATAAGGTTGTGTAATGGCCATCATCCAGACACTGACGACCAGCTTCAAGGTAGAACTTGCCCAAGGTCTTCATAACTTTACAGCGAGCACTGGTGATGTCTTTAAGATTGCCTTATACACCGCCAATGCGGATCTCGGTGCCTCAACGACTGCTTACACAACGGTCGGTGAAGTCAGTGGAACCAATTACACCGCCGGCGGCATCATACTCACAAACATCACGCCAACCTTTTCTGGAACTGTTGCGTACTGGTCTTTTGACAATGCAACGTTCTCAAACGTAACACTGACGACCAATGGTGCTTTGATTTACAACAGTACCAATAGCAATCGTTCGGTGTGTGTTTTAAACTTCGGTCAGAACATTACGAAGACAGCATCGGACCTTATTGTGTATTTCCCGCCGGTTTCATCAACCGACGCCATTTTACGGATTGAATAATGATTAACACCACTAAGGGCGAGATGGACGAATCCCTTCTTGAGAAGCGCGAGGGAGTGGTTGATAATGAGCATGAATACACTACGTGGGTAGAGTATTGGCATGAAGGCGAGCTTGTTCACAGGTCTGTCCATGTAACCTTAAAGCAAGCGGCAGTATTTTCAGTACCTGAACTAGCAACGTTTGGTTAATTTAAAAGGAGCCTGAAATGGCGGGTCGGCCAAGAATACCGGAACCAGAACGTTTTATGTCGCATGTCGATAAAAACGAAAACGGTTGCTGGCTTTGGAAGGCATACCGTATGAAAAACGGCTATGGTTTGTTTAGAACACCGAGTCGCCATGAGCTAGCTCATCGTGCATCATATCGCCTGTTTACGGGTCCATTAGACAAACGAGATGTAATGCATTTGTGCGACACCCCTGCCTGCGTAAACCCAGAACATTTAAAATTGGGTACTAGAGCAGAAAATATGCAAGATGCGAGGAATAAGAACCGTATAGCAGTTGGCGAAAATCACGGCCGAGCTAAATTAAGTGATGAGCAGTACGAGTTTGCAAAAACAGCTCCTGGGTTGCAAAGAGAAGTCGCCGAAATTCTTGGGATTACACAATCTCATGTAAGTTTTATAAGAAGCGGGAATAGAAATCATTTTTCAATCAAGCGTGAGTTAGGCGTAGCCTAAGAAAGGAACTATCATCGCTAATACCCAGTCTATGTGTACTTCGTTTATGAGCGAGCTGATGACGGCTACTCATAACTTTGGTACAGCACCCACCCGTGGAACTAGCACTGCCGATACGTTTAAAGCGGCTTTGTATTTGGCTTCTGCAACGATCAATGCAAGCACCACGGCTTATAGCTCAACCGGTGAAGTCACTGGCACAAACTATACGGCTGGTGGTGTATCGGTAACGAATGCAACAGCGCCAACATCTACTAATGCTTCGGCAACGGCAGGTACGGCTTACTGGACGCCTTCGGCTTCTATCACGTACACCAACGTAACGTTAAGCACGGCGTTTGATGCGGTGTTGATTTATAACAGCACACAGTCAAACAAAGCGGTCAGTGTTCATACGTTTGGATCGCAGACGATCACGGCGGGTAACTTCACGCTGACGATGCCTTCTAATACGACATCTACTGCATTGCTCCGCCTAGCGACGACCTAACATGGCATTCGTTGTTGCAGACCGTGTACAAGAAACCACCACAACCACAGGCACCGGCACAGTAACATTAGCTGGTGCGGTTACGGGGTTTCAATCGTTTTCCGCCATAGGGAACGGAAACTCCACGTTTTACACCATTGCCGACCAGTCAGGGTCTAACTGGGAAGTAGGCATAGGAACGTACACCTCGTCTGGAACAACGCTATCTAGGACGACGGTTTTATCTTCCAGTAATTCTGGGAGCTTGGTGAACTTTGGCGCGGGGACAAAGAATGTCTTTGTAACTTACCCCGCAGGTAGATCGGCCTACGCAGCAACAGTGCCTAGTAACGGCCAGCTACTGATTGGTAACGGCACGGACTTTACGCTCTCCACATTAACCGGTGGTGGCGGGATAAGTATTGTTAACGGCGCAGGTACTATCACGATCAGTAGTGGTGGTGGCGGTCCTAGCTATGCAACGTATACCTTTACAGGTAATGGTTCTACAACATCCTTTGACACGACCGTCAGCGGACTGACTGTAAATAATGTCTTAGTCCTTGAAAACGGTATCACGCAAGTACCGACTACCGACTATACGATCTCAGGCACAAGCGTTGTCTTTACGACTGCGCCTGCTAGCGGGGTTGAGATTCAGATCCGCGTACTCGGCGGTGGTGGCGGCGGTGGATCTGGTGTCATCACAGAGAATCAACGCACGATCTCTAGTAATTACACCATCACCGACGGCTATAACGGACTATCAGTTGGCCCTGTTACGATCAACGCAAGTGTTGGCGTTACGGTTGGTACTGGCGAAAAATGGATGATTCTGTAAGGAAAGAAAAATGGCTTCTATCGTCGTTCAAGGTAACTCTAGCGGTACTGGCGCTCACACCATTCAGTCGTCGGCAACCAATAGCTCCATCACACAAACCCTGCCTACGGTTGCAAGCACTACACTGGGTTATCTGAATGCGCCGTTAGACAGTAAGACGGCCAACTATCCGATAGTGGATGGCGATCAGGGCAAGACCATTTATCTTGCTTCTGGCTCTGGTGTGACGTTCACGATCCCTGCCAATGCTTCTGTAGCGTTTGAGAATGGAACGGTACTGACGTTCATTAACATGAGTTCTAGCAGCCTGTCGATTGCAATCACGACCGACACGATGTATCTCGCAGGAACGGGTAGCACAGGCACAAGGACGCTGGCTCAGTACGGGATTGCAACAGCGATCAAGATGACATCAACAACGTGGCTGATCTCTGGCAACGGGTTGACCTAACATGACCGGCATTCTCAACGCCCTGATTGCGGGTGTATCTGGCGCAGTCAAAGACACCTACTTCAACCTTGTCTCCCTGCTGCTCCCCGGCAACGGCACCAACGGCGCTACCAACAATTCCTTCGTTGATTCCAGCACGGCAAACAGCGGCACTGGATGGCCTATCACCCGCAACGGTGACACTACGCAGGGAACCTTTAGCCCGTTCTCACAGACGGGGTGGGGTGCTTACTTTGATGGTGCAAGCGATTACCTTCAATATACCAACTCGGATTTTTCTGTATCAACAGGAGATTTCACGGCTGAGTGGTGGATGTATGTGACATCCGATAAGTCACAAGTTGGAATAATGACAGCATCCTCAAATTCCAATTTAACAATTGGATACGGCGGCGGTTCGGCTAATGCAAGAAGGCCTTATGTTGAATGGGGCGGCGCTGGTTCTTTTATAGGTACGATGTCCAACTACATGAACTCATGGGTTCATATTTGCATTATGAGAAGTAGCGGTACGGTATACACATTCCAGAATGGTGCGTTACTTGACTCATTGTCTAAGACTGCTGCGGTTGGTGCAACAACAAATATGGTCATTGGAACAAACTCTGGAGACATCGCAGCCCAGTCTTTCCCTGGTTACTTAAGCAATGTTAGATTCTCAAAGGCTGCTATTTACAGCACGTCAGGATTTACACCGAGCACAACACCGCTTACAAGAACCAGTCAGGGTGCCACTAACGTACAGTTTCTAACGCTTCAATCAAACAGATTACTTGATAGCAATGGCGTAAATACTCCAGCAACAAGTCCGTTAGCTATTACCAGAAACGGTGATGTGTCAGTCACCCCCTTCTCCCCCTTCGCACCAACGTCCTCCTACAGTGCTGCCGCAGTGGGTGGTAGCGGGTACTTTGATGGGAGTGGGGATAGTTTGACTCTAGCGTCAAACGCTGCGCTAACGCTTTCTGGAGACCTTACCGTTCAGTTTTGGGTTTATCTAACAACCGTATCCGGCTCTCAAACTGTTTGGTCATCGTCAGCTGGAGGGCAAACGATACAAATCAATGCAGGGAATTGGGTTTTTTATGATGGAACGGCTACTCAAACCATAGGGACAGCGGTTGCAAATATGTGGCAACACATTGCTTTTTCAAGAACAGGAACAACGCTAGAGATTTACTTAGATGGTGTCAGGGGTGTTTCTTATAGCTATTCAACAACTTTGGACTTCAGCGGGACATCCATCGGCTACAGATCAATCTCTCCTGCTGGTTTCAACATCACGGGGTATTTGTCAGGTTTCAGGTTAATCAAAGGCACTGGCATTTACACCGGAACAACGATGACTGTTCCCACGGCACCTCTCACCAACATCACAAACACCTCCCTCCTCCTCAACTTCACCAACGCTGGTGTCGTCGATGCCACTGCGAAGAACGTGCTGGAGACAGAGGGCAATGCACAGATCAGCACTGCACAGAGCAAGTGGGGTGGTGGG